GATAACATCTGCACTTCTTATTGTTCCGTAATTACCTGTAGCCACAATTATTAGTTTTTAAAGTTTGTTTATCGTTTAAATATAAATACTCAAAATCATTGTTTTTCAACATTAAAAAATCCATATCCATATTTTTCTAAATCCCCAACATTATCTACTTCACCAAGTCGTTCAACAAATTCCAAAGCCGAGTTTTTACCTCTCTCAACATAAACATCTGTTTGTACTTCCGGTTGATCAACAACATTAAGTAACGCTTCATTTTTGGTTATCGCCGATAATATTAAATCATTTTGTGTAAAACCAGATGATTCAACAATGTATATTGTTGTACCATCATTATAATCATAATAAAGAATATCATTAATTGTATATGCAGTGTATGTATTCGTAGGATCTGGACCCCAATAAGTTCCCACAGATTCTGATGAACCGGTAACTTGTATACCTAATTTATATTTTCCACCAAATAAATTATATTTTGGACCATACACAACCAAATCATTAACATTTGATTGAGTAAATCCTGTAATTACAAATGGTACGGTGGTATAATTTGAACTTATATAGTCATTTACATCAGTATTTGAATCCCCTGAGAAAATATAATCATAACTAAATGATGTGTTTGCCCAACTACCACCTGCAGGAGTAAATGTTGCAACCCCATTAGGATTTAATATTGGAACATTGGTAAAAGGTATGGTAACTGTTTTTGTTACTATTGATATACCCCAAGGTGATGCCGCCTTTAATGTTATCGTATAAGTTTGATTAACAACAGGATATACGTGAGTATATTGTGTTGGACTTGTTACGTTTTGTATTGGTGACCCATCTCCCCAATCAACGGTATATGTTGATACCGATAAAAACTTCTTAAATTCAGTATCTGAAGTATTAAAGAAATAAAAAGTATATGGATTACTTGTTGTTGCCGAAAATAAAAAATTTGTTATGACCTCCTTCTGTAATATCGCACCATCAAATACCGAATAATACCCTATATCAGTAGCAACCTCAGTTAATAGAATTGGGACCGTTAAACCAGTTAGTAATGATTGCCCATTTGTTCCTCCCGACAATATTTGAGACATCCCCGAATAAACGCCCGTAAACCCTGTTAATGTTGTGGGGGTTACCGACGTGATTGAACAGCATGGATCGGCACTATATGTATATTCGGTATTACCTACATATACAACCTCCACAATATCCCTCTTAACATTTTCGGGTGATATCTTAAAATAATATTTTTGTTCTTCCATCTTATGGGTTTACATATTCATACCACAAAATTGGGAATCCATCAATTCCAACCCTCTGTGTTAAATTAGAAGTCGCATAAACTTCATACGTTTTATTTGTGTAATCCAAATTAACCTTATAATAAAAATAATCATTAGAGTTAAATGTAAATTTGTTAGCAATATTTGATTGTGGGGTGTTAGTCATTCTTACATAAACCCCTAACCTCGCATCAAAAAATTTAGCACTCATATAGAATTCACTTAGATTGATATAAACTTGTTTTCTTAACCAATATATGTGAAATCCTTCTTTATCCCCAACATAATCCAAACTAAACTTTGGTATTCTTATATCAACATTAGTTAATAATGATGATAATGACACAGATTGAGTAAACCCTTGTTGTACGGGTAAAATAATCGTTAAATACAATACTTGAGTTTTTTCATCGTCAGTATCATATAAGTCCAATTTAAAAAATGAATTGGTAAATGGTTTTGTAAAATAATAAACCTCATCAACCGTAAAACCTTCATCCAAATAACTATTATTCCAATTGGTACTATTAACCAATGGTGACGTTATTGGTAAAACATTATCATAAAAATAAAATTCATAATTTATATTTGTTTTTTCAAAATTTGAATTATTAACATATTCGTTGTGTGAAAATTGAAGAACCTCAAAATCATTAACCCCACCAACAACCTCTTTAACCATCTTTTCTTGGTATTCTTCTATACTATCATCCCTCCCAAGAAAATCCCAATTCATTTCTAAAGGAATGTTTAAGTACTGATCATTCTCAGGTAATACTATTTTATATTTATTCACAATCATCTATAATCGGTTCTGCTATTACGGTTATGTTATCAATACCAACATTACTTCCTTCAGGTATTATTCTAAAAATGGTATTCACAAATGGATAATGTTTTCCATTGATAAACGGATAGTCAACACCAACACCATCATTATCAACAAACCCATATGGATATATATCTCTCCATCTAAAACTATTTGATAAGTTTGAATAAAAAGCATAATCAGGTATATTAACCACCTTTAACGGATCACCCTCTTCAATGTATGTTGAGTATCTTCTTATCACTATCGGATCGTGGGGATTATAGTAATACCCAAATTGATTTGTTTGAGGTGCGTCGGTGTTTAACCAAAAATAAGTTTCATTAAATGTAATTTTGTGGTTATATCTTGAAATAACTCTTTCCGTTTGTTCGTAATCATTCCACTCACAATAATCACCATCAATTAAATCACCAGCTTTAAGATTTTCAGTATAAATAAATGGTCCAACAAGTGGCACAGTTAAACTATTATATGTACCCGTTGGTATATTGGAATTGGATAATGGATTTGAAGTGTCCCACCAAGGATTAGGTATTGAGTTAGCAAGTGGTATATTAAAATTCCACCCTTGTTTTAATTTATTTGTCCACCCGAAATAACCCTTCCATATAGTCGTAAAAAATAATTCAGATATAGGTCTATTTTGATTGTCTCTAAGGGGTTGAACATCAACATCAACATTAAACGATAATGAATAAGCCTGACCACCTTCTTTGACTGAGGATCTTGATACACCATTTGGCGTTAACACCGCAGTTTCAAATTTAGTTTTAGGGTTATAAATATTTTGTTCAAATCCCGCTTTTACTAAAACCGCATCTTCAGCGTTTGTTAAAATTTTATGTACTCTTACATAATATTCAGATTTGGTTTCATTAAGATTACTTCTATTGATAACTCTTTTAAACGTACCGGTATTACCATTATTAAATGTTGTACCAATGTACCCAATATTATATATGTTGAAAATGTATTCGTCACTACCAAAAGCAGGATCACCTAAACTAATTACCTGAAATATATTTGTGTTATTATACGTTAAAGATAATTCAACAAATTCATTCACATTTAATCCATGTTTCATTGGACATCTAAATGATATTACAGGTCCGAAATCATCGTTACCTTGATTTACGATAAAAGGTATCCCATCAGAAGCAACCCAAGCCCAACTTGTTGATGTAACGTTATCAATTACATACATTTGTTTATTTGGATCATTTTTAAATGGATAACTTAAATAATGGGTCCAATTATATGTACTAGCACTTTTATTAACAAAATTTATATGATTATTTGGGGGTACCGTATATCCAACAACATTATTATCTGTTCTAATAAAATCAAATTCAAAATATTGAGGATATCCTTCCCATAATGCGGTTGGATTTGCAACTGCGGGGGGTAAGTTACCTCCGGAATATGCTGACAATGTGTTTGCAATTGCATTAGTATAATATAAATTATCTCTAAATGGCGAGTAATTTGTAGTACCAGTATATTCGTTTTTAAAAATTATTGAATATTTTGTCACGGGTCTAAAAATCGTACCTTGTTGTCTCTCGTCAGTAAAAACTTGTTGCAAACTTAAATCAACATTTCTGTCAAATTCTATAAGTTCTTTTTCATTTTGTTTTAAGTCAACATTAACGGATAATACCGAATTTGGAGATGCCTTATATCTCAATGAACCTAAAACAATTTTTGTCGTATCATTTACTCCCATTATATGTCTGCTGTATCAATGTATTTTTTTATGAATCTATTCATCGCTGTTTTTCCATTATTTAACCCAAAATAGAAATGACTCGGAACACCAACCAAATAAAGATTACCGTTTACCGCGACTGATGACCCAGGTATTGTTGGTGAAGGTGTTATTGTGGTTACACCCGCCACTGTAGTTTGTATAAAATTAGTTATAAACCCTTGTGGTAGTAACGGTAATGGGTTACCAGGTTGTAGTGATGGAGTATCAAAATAAGGATCAACACTATAATCTAAATCTTGATATCCTTTTTTAAAGAATCCAACACCTCCACTTTGATTAGGGGTTGTCCACCAATTATTGGATTCTGCCCCAAAAATTACACTAGATGTTTGTAATATCCATTTGTAGTTTGGTACGACTTGAGTTTTAGGGTAACCATAGGCATCTTGTAATAAAGGTGAAATATTATAAATTTCAATACCAGGGGTTAATTTTCTTCTATAAGAATATTCAACATTTTCTGACTGATAGAAAACACCAAATACAGGTTTACTTGGTGATGGTGATTGTCCGTCATCACCAATAAAAATATCCGCATTACCGTAGTTTTCATCAATAAATGGGTTAATTTTAAATTCAGAATTTATTGATAATGCTTGTGCAAAATCACCGTCAATTCTATCTCCACCTCTACTACTATTAAAGAATTGAGCAAGACCCTTACCTTCTGAATTGTTACCACCAGTAGTTATAGGTATCATAGCTTGTCTAAAATTCTCATTTAAAATTCTTGATAAAAACCCTAATTGTATTATATCACCATTTTCATTATAACTAGTTGATCTAAATTGATCACTCATATACCCTTTGAAATTTGGGTTATTACAAATTTCACTTATATACGAATCTCTTGGCCCCATGTCTAAAATGGTAGTTGGGAACATTATATTTTTTTCATTGTATCCCGGTTTAAAATTAAGTGTCAACCAACTTGCGGGTTGTGGTACTTCTTTACCAATAAATTGCTGTACATTATCACTCCAAGGAGAACTTCTATAATAGAAATTATTACTTACATTATTATAAACCACAATATCCCTACAATATTCATATTTCGGAGCAGACGCGTTAGTAAGATTAGTGACAGGATATATTGATCTTTTATTAAAAGATGGCATGTATAATGTACCATTAATCCAATTGTTTTGGAATGTCTGAGCAAATACTCCTCTACAGGTTGCAAATACTAACGTAAATCTTGTTTTCCATTCCATAAATAATTTAGCATCTGCACCAAACTCAACAAGATAATTCTTATTTAGTAAACAATAACAACCTTTACTAACTCTATTTTCAGGAACAGAACATTGATTAGCTGGAATTACCCCTACATTAGTACCACTACCTGAATAACATTCTAAAGATATCAACCCATCACAAGTAAGCGTTTGTGTTAACCCCGTACTACCACTAAATTGATCTAAATTTCCTGTAATGTCATAGTTACTTCCGAAGCTATTTGTTTGTTGACTTCCAACACCATCAGTTTTATAGTAACAAAAATTATCATTTTGATGTAACGCATATGCCGTTCTATTATTCGGACCATCTTCATTACAAGTGGATGTTGGTAACCTATCACTTCTCATCACAATCCTACCACTGTTATTAAAATTAACCCCAAGTAATGTTGGATATTTAAAATACGCCGGAGAATAAAGACCAAAATATTGATTTAACGCTATTGGATACCCATAATCAGTTTTTGAATTCACGTCGTCATAAAAAACTCCGGTCGTTGTATAAAGTGTGTTAAAGGAAGCCGCAATAAAAGGCCCACCACCAATAAAATCACTTTGATTACGTGGTAATGTAAAATTACTATTCCCTAATAACGACCATAAGTTTGTATCTAAATTTTGTTTTGGTTGAAAAGGAGCTCCAGCTACCGGAACATATGGGTTTGATATTGTACTATCTGTAGATAAATAATAATATGGTAAGGTAGATGTGAAACCCGTATAATTTGTAGGATTTATTGTAAATGTAAATGATGGGAAATATAAATTATTAACTAAGTTTGTTTGTGTGTCATGTGGTAATGGTGCAGGTCCAACCGGTTTTATTGGTTGATTTAAATAATAATCACCAGTAATCTTTAAACTTTGTTGTGTTGTAGTATAACCAAATATTCTTGATAAATCATATTCTATATTTTGTTTTTCGGTATGAGGGTCAACACCTCTCACAAACATTACTATTTCATAATTTAAACCGTTAGCCAAACTATCAAGCGAATCAAAATAATTTCCCTTTACCGGTGGAGGAGGACCAGGAGGTCCAGGTTGATCATTATATGTATTCCCATATACTAATGATGGTGGTATAATAGGTGTTGATTGATACTCATTAACAATCCCCCCTGGACCGGTTATTGCGTTAGGATCCGAAATCGTATAAATTATTTGATGTCTTAAGAATTTTTTAGGGAATAAATTACCATTTACCGTAGTGGCTAGATTATTAAAATTGGCAACAGTTAAACCAGTGATTACCTGAAAATACTCCATGTCAGTTGGGTATTTTAAAAAGTCTGGTTTACTAATATCCGTTATTGTGTCTCCGGTTTGAATAATGTTTATACTAGCTGTAGACGTCTGTCCATTAATCGGGTTCGCGTATTGAACTGTAGACGCAATCGGAACGACATTAGACGTTGTATTTGGAGCCGCAGATAAAGATGTTGTTCCCGTCACCGCATTATTACCAAACTCATTTATTGTTGCTCCCGTTAAATTAATGTTTCTTGGGATTATCAAACCATTACTAAAATTCGGATCTTGGAATGTTACTAACTCACCTATACCTAATTGTTGTGCCGTACCGGCATTTGCTAAAACAACAATAATTTGATCCGTAAATGATTGTTGAGGACCTAAGTTATATGGGGCAACGCTCAATTGAGGGTTTACCGTGGTTTTTATTAAGTTCGCACCTCCTCCAGTTCCAAAATTACCAAAATATTTATCTCTAGTGTTAAATTCATTTAATTTTTGTGGGTATGTTTCCGTTGTTGGGAAACCAAACCATCTTTCATCCGTCTCGTCCGTAGCAAATAAGAATGCTTGTGGAGCATGGAATTTATTAAAATCTAAACCAGGTGTAATAATGTCATATCCAGAAAATAATCTTCTAAAATCTAAAACCGCACTAACAACAACATCACCATCAAGATCCTCTTCAACAACTTTATTTATCAACGATTTATACTGACCCAAACCAAAACTACTATTTTCACTAAAAAACCAACCCATTTCATTATTGGAACTATCTTCATCAGGAAAGTTATTTAAGTTAGGGTGCGTCACATTATATGATGACGATAAATTAACAGGAGCAATAAACGATGTTGATTGCGCATATTGTATTCCACTATCGTCTAAACCATTTTGTTGTTCTTCTATACTCGCATTAACCGAATTTGCATCAATGTCATCATCTAATTCCGCATTACCACAATCACAATCACAACTAGTACACTCAGGATATGACATCATAGGTAACCCTATTCGTGGGAAATTCGTTATTTTTACTAAATAAATCGCAGTAAATGCAATAAACGCTAACGATAAAGCCAATTTGAATGCCGCGGCTAATAATTGTGCTGCAATTCGTAATATAACTCCCGCGTTAATTACAGGACCACCAGGGACCGCAAAACCAGTAGTTCCTTCTAAGATTGAGTTTATTACCGCAATACCTTCTTGTATTGCTTGGTATCCAAAATAAATTCCTAAAACAATTAATAAGTATTTTAATACAGGCCAAGCCCAAGCAACAAAGTGAGCAAGAAATAATATAACTAATATTGGTATTGCAAGAATATTGATTAATAAATTAAATACAAAAAATATAAAATCAAAATTTCGGATGATATCATTAACAGGAAATGTATTAACTGTAGATTTACAACCTCTATCATCAATTTCTTTAATACCTAAATGTTTTGCTCTACCAGCACCTTTTTTATATCTGTCTAAAAACATTGCAGTAGTATACAATTTATTGTAATTAAATTCATAAAATTTATCCTCACAATCAATTGCCTCTTGTATCATTTGTTGACCAACAGTTGTTGTATTATCACCATAATCATTCCAATCTAAACTAAATGCATATGATCTTAAAGCATCAAAAGTTGGTTGTTGATAAAAGGTATAATTAAATTGAGTTAAAGTACCAGGATCTACAGGAACCACATTTATTGTAATTGTTGTTGGCACTACTGTTATCGGAATGCTCTCCAAATCACCAAAATATGGAACACCATTTAATAAAATCGTAAAACTACTTACATTAATTTTATTATCTAAAACTAACCCACCTGTTGAGGTGTTATTTAATGTAACTGTCGTAGTAAAGGTACCACCTGGTAACGTAAACTGATATGGTGTTGTTGGGTAATTTATTAATGGATCAGCAGAAGAATTAACCCACCCATGTTCCTTAATATTAGGAACCAAATAATGGCCCCTTAAAAATGGGTTTTGTAATCCTTGTTCATTTTGCCATTTAAATTTAAATCTATATTTACCTTTAGTTGGTATACCTTTTTTAGGGTCATTAGATAAAACTTGTTCACCAAATTCATTCGTCACAATATAATTTAAGTTCATCGGAACATTTATTAAATATGTCCCGTCTCCGTCAATAACTTTACCATCCTCATCCAATTCGTGAGTTTCAAGAATTGGTCTACCATCTTGATCAACATTAATAGTTTGTCTTATTGTTAGTATTTGTCCCGGACCCGAAATTAATTCACATAAATTACCCGTATCATTTTTTGGTCTACAAGTTATTGCCCTAACAGCATCATCATCAGTAGTTGATATTAATGACCCCATAAACACCGCATTAGGTTTTATGGTTATATTCGCGCTTGCCGTTAAATCAAAATCCGCCCTACTAATACCTAATAAACAAATTTCAGGTTCACCCCATAACGGAGCAACTTCAATTATCTTATTTAATGTTACAATCTGAGGTAATTCGTTAAGGTTTGTAGATGTCTTAAATTTAGATCCATTAACTTGTGATTCAACCGCAACTCCAGAATCTATTAAATCTTGTGGTGATAACGAAAAACAACCTATGTCAGATAGGTCAACATCCATTAATATTGTTTGAGTTCCTGTTGGAACTCCAAAAATCATATAATCCCCACTATCGTTTGTCCTTACTGAGAATCTATAATATTTGTCATAAACCTCAACATAAGATTGATCTGTTAAAATTTCTTGTTTAGATGGGAATGTACCTGTTGCTGCGTGTCCAGTATATGATGGTTCTTTAGGCAATAAGTTATATCTATACCCATCAGCACTTACATCGGATAATGTTTGATATGGATAAAGTTCAGATATTATTGGGTTGTCAATGTCAATGTCATCAATTGGAACGAATACCGAAACTCTTGCGTTTGGTACACCGTATCCGTTATTAACTAATACTCTCCCGATTATAACACCATAATCAGAACACATTCTATTATAGATGTCTCCCTGATTAATCTTTAAAGATAAAATCTCCAAAAATTCAAAATCCTGTTCTAACTGAATATTAATTGTCTTCTCGGTACCAGGTGTTGTACGTATTCTATATGATTTTGGCATTATTTATTCTTTCTTGATAAATAGTTTATTTCCTATTTTCAAAAAATAATTCTTTTATTTGAAAAATAAATTATCAGGAGAAATTAATCGTTCTAAAGTTAAGAACATTGACCGTAATATCCTTATTTGGATATCTAATTTGATAGATTTGCATTGGTTCCGCAAATACCGTATCCGCAATTAGTTGGATTTGTTTTGTTGATAGATCCTCATATTGTTGTGATGTTTGGGAAGATGAGTATTGACCCCCAACTTTATTATAAACAAAAATACCCGAAATAGATATTACCCCGTTTTCGCTTTGTATTAATCGTCTTATTTCAGAGATATAAACATTTTGACCCAACCCTCTAACCGCAGGACTAAAATATGCTGTAATGATATTAATAATCTTAGCAACAATGGAACCTTGATTTTGACTTGAATCCAAAATAACATCAACATCAATCGCCAAGTCAATAACATTAGCAGTCTCAACTGAAATATAATCATTTATCATTCTATAGTTTGATAAATAATTTGCCACATTATTTTTAAGTGTGTTTGAAACGATCTCAGTTAAATTACCGGTAGTGTCGTAAGATAACATCTTAATTTTTATTTTATTATTTTCTTCAACAATAGCCACTTTACCAGGAGCCCCAAACTGAGAAGGCATTGTTCTTAATGCCGATTCATAATCATTTATGGTAACCGCTCTGTTTTGTGCAGCAAAGTTATACGTAACATATTGTCTAACCTCTTCAGTTGTTGGTGGGTTAGAACCTCCAATGGCTGCAGTTACGTTATTTACTCTAAGTGAGTTAACAACAGTAGAGTTTATTGATTCCGATGGA